ATCGCAGATGGTTATGATGATGTGCAAATTGAAAACTTATCCAACGATAAAAACTATCAACTTAAAAATAACAAATGGAAATATATGTTTACCGCACGTGAATATTACAAGGAGGAAGATTAAGATGAATGTATTAAGTTTATTTGATGGTATGTCTTGTGGGCAGATTGCCTTAGACCAATTAGGTATTAAGGTAGATAATTATTATGCCTCTGAGATTGATAAGTGGGCTATCAAGGTGGCTAAAGAGAATTATCCTAATATGCACCACGTTGGAGATGTAGTTGAACTTAAGGCTAGTGATTTACCTAAGATTGACCTACTAATTGGTGGTTCACCTTGTCAAGGATTCTCTTTTGCAGGTAAGCAGTTGAACTTTGATGACCCTAGAAGTGCCTTATTCTTCGAATACGTGAGACTTCTTAAAGAACTTAAGCCTAAGTACTTCTTACTAGAGAATGTACGTATGAAGAAAGAATTTCAAGATGTAATTACTGAGTACTTAGGTGTAGAGCCTATTATGATTAATTCATCTTTAGTTAGTGCTCAGAATCGAGTACGTCTCTATTGGACTAACATACCTAATGTCACTCAACCCGAGGATAGAGGTATCATTCTAGGTGATATTTTAGAAGAAAGTACTGACCCTAAGTTCGACTTAAGTGATAAAGCAATAGATTATATGAAGAGACACCGTAATGGTAAGCCTAGGTTCGAGTATCATAAGAATCCTATCGAAGGTAAGGCTAGTTGTATCGTAGCAGTACAATACAAAGGTGTTCCTTATGGTGTCTTAGAGAAACCTTGTACACTTAGAGAGGTGGAGGTGGAGACAATAGAGGGTAGACTCAACTCTGAATGTCATCACGTAGCAACTGCAGATGATATTAATGGTCACGACTGTATCAAGAGAGTATATGCAGAGAGTGGTAAGGCACCTACGTTGAACGCTTGTACGGGAGGTAATAGAGAGCCTAAGATATTATGTGGTAGAATCGTAGGTAGATGTTTAGATGAGAATGGTGTACGTCAAGACCACAAAGGTTCAGTCAAAGGTAAGACTGAGCAGATGTTAGAGGTTAGAGCAGATGAGAAGACTAACTACTTATCTACAGTACAGAAAGATAATATAGTGGTGACACCACCTAAGTACCGTAAGTTGACACCTTTAGAGTGTGAGAGACTACAAACAGTTCCCGATAACTATACGGGTAGTGTTAGTAACAGCCAAAGGTACAAGATGTTAGGTAACGGTTGGACAGTAGAGGTAATTAAACATATTTTTAAGGAGATGCAGAATGATTAATCTAGCAAGAAGAAAACTAAATGAGGCACTTGAGAAATATCCATCGCTAACTCCCGATATTATGGAGGCTTGGGAGTTAGTAAGAGATGAGATAGCAAGTGGTGAGTCCGAGGATAACGGAGCAGAGCATTTTATGTCTTGGTTAGATGAAACTATAGAGGAGTATAAAAATGATGACATTTGAATATTTAGTATGTAATGAGTATGGTGATATAATGTTCTCATACTATAATGAAGAGGATGCACTAACGCAGGTGTATAAACACCAAGGTTGGTCTCTAAGTAGACAACCCGTGGAACTTAAAGTAAAGGAGACAGTAGAAGATGAGCAGAATACATAACTTAGTCTATGACAAACAACAGCGAGATTTGGATTTAGAGACATCTTTTAAACCTACTAAGGCTAACACCTTAGTGGAGAGAATTGAGTACCTAGAATGGGAGATTTCGAACCTTAAGGATGAACTTAAAGCCTCTAGACTAGAACTTATTAAACTGAAAGGGAGTTTTTGAGATGGAGACACTAATATTGATTAACTTTATAATACTATTGACTCAAATGTAATTATTAAAATAACAAACGGAGAAAATAAAATGGATAATTTAAGACCCATTATCATAAAAAGAGGGGAAGAACCAAGTGAGGGAACTCTTGGTTTGGATTACACATACTCAGATTATGTACCTTCTTGGTATGCATTTGATGTTAGCGGAAATCTAGTTACACTAGGTGACTTTAAGACAGAATATGAGGCATTTGTAAAGGCTAATGAGATAGAAGTTGAGTATAATGAAGAACTCTATGATATACACAAGGAGTATTCTTGATGACTGTAGGGAGAATTTAAATATGAGATGTAAATGTTGTGATAAAAGACTATCAGATGCTGAGGCTAGTTCTAAGGATAAACTTACGGGTGAGTTCTATGATATGTGTAGAAAGTGTAGAGAGTGGTCATTAGGTAATATCACTAGTAATCCCAATGCTATTAGCACTAAAGAAGAAGATCTGGACTTTGTAAACACTTATTTTGGAGAATATAGGAATTTATTTAAAAGAAACTATTGACTATAGGTAAAAAGTATGATATACTATATCTATAGATAAAACAAAAAATAATTCTTCTTCGTTCTTAGTAAGAAACTATTGAAGATTCCTACTAAGAATCAAAAAGAAGATTCAACTTAGTTGTAACTTAAGTTAGTACTTTGAGACCACTACTGACTTATTTATTTTTTAGGTCTCATTTAGGAGAAATAATATGGTAACAAACGGTATCGCTAAATATGTATACTTAGATTCAACAGAGAAGTTTAATGGTGAGGACACGGGTAAGTACACCTTAACTGTCGCTCTTGATGATAAAGAGGCTAAAGCATTAGAGAAAGAAGGAGTTAAGATTAGAACGATTAAAACTGAAGAGGGAACAGAGTATAAAGCACGTAAGTTTAGTACTAAATATCCTCTACCTTTCGATATGGTTAAAACTGCTGAAGGCGAGGCTATCGGTCACGACTTCGGTGCTGAATCAGAAGTTCAAGTCTTATGGAAAGCAGGTCAAGAACACCCTATGCACGGTGTTGCTACGTACTTAACTGCTATTAAGGTACTTAAGCGTACTGAGGGTTATAAGTCTAAAGATGAAGAGACTAATGACTTCTTCGGCTAGTCGTTTAGTTAGGAAAGAGAGGTGTCCCCAATGCGCTAGTGTTGGTAAGGACACTTCGGGCAATGGTATGGCTGTCTACGATGATGGCCATACTTATTGTTTTAAATGTGAAACTAGAACAAACGGAGAACAAGATAGTCAACAGAATATGATAGAAAAACCTAATTATTCACCTCCTAACACTATAGAGCCTAGAGGAATACCTAGAGTTGCTCTAACTGATAGAAAAATATCAGCAAGTACTTGTAGTAAGTATGGTGTTACAGTAGGTAAAGGTCAAGATGGTAAGATAGATACACACTTCTATCCATACTATGACTCAGATAACCAATTGATTGGATATAAAGAGAGAAAGACTAAACTTAAAGCTTTTAGAATCATAGGTACTAACAAAGGATCTGGGCTTTTCGGACAGAATATCTTTAGTGGTAAGAACAATAAGTACCTAACTATTACTGAAGGTGAGATAGATGCTATGTCTGTCCACGAGATGTTACAAGGTAAAGGTTCTGTAGTTTCATTGAAGAATGGAATTGCTAGTGCTGAGAGAGATATTAAAGATAACTTAGAATATATCGAGAGTTTTGAGACTGTAGTCTTATGTTTCGACCAAGATGAGGCAGGGCAAAAAGGTATTGAGAAGGTTAGAGATATTATATCCCCTAACAAACTTAAGATATGTAATCTACCTGCGAAAGATGCTAATGAACTATTAATGCTAGGGAAGGTTAAAGAGTTCGTAGAATCTTGGTGGAATGCTCAACCTTATACTCCTGCAGGTATCATTAAAGGTAGTGATACTTGGGAACATCTTAACAAGAATAAAGATGTAGTAAGTATAGATTATCCTTGGAACGGTCTTAATAGCCTAACATATGGCTTTAGAGGTCAAGAGTTAGTAACTATTACTTCGGGTAGTGGTATGGGTAAGACTAGTGTGATTAAAGAGTTAGAATCTTATATCTTAGATAAGACAGATGATAACCTAGCAATCATTCACCTAGAAGAATCTATCGAACGCTCAGTCTTAGGTCTGATGGGTATTGAGGCTAATTTACCAATCCATATCCCACAGTATGGCAATCAACTACACCAAGGTGAGAAGAAAGAATTATGGAAGAAAGCAGTAGCAGATAAGAATGTCTACTTCTATGACCACTTCGGTAGTATGTCTGAGAATAGTCTTTTGAATATCATTAGAGTGTATGCTAAGGCTTATGATTGTAAGTGGATTGTACTAGACCACTTATCTATTGTAGTCTCTAGTCAAGAAGGTTTTGATGATGAGCGTAAGGCTATTGATGCAATTATGACTAACCTTAGAAAGATAGTACAAGAGACTGGCATAGGCTTATTCTTAATATCTCATCTTAGAAGACCTAGTGGTAAGAGTCACGAAGAAGGTGGGCAGGTGAGCCTCTCAGAACTCCGAGGTTCGGCCGCTATCGCTCAACTTAGTGATATTGTAATTGGTTTAGAGAGAAATCAGCAACACGAAGATCCTATAGTGAGAAATCAGACTACTCTAAGAGTAATTAAGAATCGCTTTAGTGGTCTTACGGGACCTGCTTGTAAACTTCAATATACAGCAGATACGGGAAGATTAAAGGAGGTAGTAGAAGATGCAAACAGCTTTTTTTGATATTGAAACTGATGGCTTAGATGCTACTAAAGTACATTGCATATGTGCGATGTTAAATAATGAAGAGAAGACAGTATATAATTTTATAGGAGAAGATAATGTCAAACAATTTAAAGAGTGGTTGGATGTCGAGAACGTATGTGTTCTTAGTGGACATAACATTATTGGCTTTGATATTCCTGTTTTGTGTAGGGTTGGTGGTTTCGAGTGGGATTCTACTGTACGAGACACTTTGGTCTTATCAAGACTGGCTAACCCTTCCTTGGAAGGTGGACACAGCCTTAGAAATTGGGGTAATAAACTAGGAAACTTTAAAGATGATTACAGTGGTGGTTGGGAAGAATTTAACGCTGAGATGCTTAAATACTGTCAACAAGACGTTAGAGTTACGAAAGCTGTATATAGACATTTAGAGAAACAATTAGAAGATGTAGATGATAAGGCTATCGATCTGGAGCATCAAGTCTTCAGAATAATCAAACAGCAAGAAGAGAATGGTATGTTAATAAATGAACGTAAAGCATACAACTTGTTAGCTGAGTTGAAAGAGAAGGTATGGGATATTGAAGATAAAGTACACAAAAGATTCAAACCTCTCCCTACTTTCACACCTTTGAATGTACTTAAGAATCCTAAGAAGAAAGATGGTACTAACAGTGTGGCTTATCAGAAACAATTAGACCGAGGTGCTCATTTTAATGATGAAGGTGTTTGGGGTTACATAGATTATCCCGAGTTTAACTTAGGTAGCAGACAACAAGTAGCTAAATACCTACAACACTTCGGATGGAAACCTAAGAAGTTTACTGAGAAGGGTTCAGTTATCGTAGATGAAAAAGTACTGGAGGGAGTAAATATTTCCGAGGCTAAGCTCATACTAGAATACTTCACTATTTCTAAGAGAGTAGCTATGGTTAATTCTTGGATTGAAGCTATAGATGAAACTGATGGAAGGGTACACGGTAGAGTTAATAGTTGTGGTGCTGTAACGGGACGTATGACACACTCAAAACCTAACTTAGCACAAGTACCTGCTAGTTATTCACCTTATGGTAAAGAGTGTAGAGAACTGTGGACTGTACCTAAAGGTTATAAGTTAGTAGGTATGGATGCTAGTGGACTTGAATTGAGAATGTTAGCACACTATATGAATGATGATGATTATACAGAGGAGATTTTAAATGGAGACATACACACAGCAAATCAAGTGGCTGCAGGACTTCAATCTAGAGATACAGCAAAAACTTTCATCTATGCCTTCTTGTATGGAGCAGGTGATGCAAAAATCGGAAGTGTCGTTGGAGGAAAAGCGAAGGATGGTAAGAAACTTAAAGCAAAGTTCCTTGATAATACGCCTGCACTTAGAACTCTTCGAGGAGAGGTTAATAAAAGAAGCGAAAAAGGTTGGCTTAGAGGTCTCGATGGACGAAAGTTGTGGATAAGGTCACCACATTTAGCACTTAATACTTTATTGCAGTCTGCAGGTGCTATAGTTATGAAACAAGCCTTGATTTTACTAGAGAAATATGCTATAATATATAGTATAGACTACAAGTTTGTTCTTAACGTACACGATGAAATTCAAAGTGAAGTTAGAGCAGACCAAGCAGAGCAATTCGGACAACTAGCAGTCTCTTGTATGCAAAGAGCAGGAGAGGATTTTAATTTAAACTGTCGTTTAGATGGTGAATATCAAGTAGGAGAAAATTGGTATGAAACACACTGATACATTAGTAGAAGACATCTACCACTTAATGGATACAAAAGAAGTAGGTGAGGGTGTAAATATTGAGAAGGTTATTGAAGACTTTGGTGAGAATGTGAAAAATATTCTAATCAATAACATCACAGCACACGAGTTTGACAATCGTAAGTTACGTATGTCTAACATCGGTAAGAAGGATAGACAGTTGTGGTATAGTTACAACGGATACAAAGGTGAGGAGTTGATGCCTCATACTAGGATTAAGTTCTTGTATGGCCACCTAATTGAAGAGATGATTCTAGCTCTAGCTAAGCTTTCGGGACATAAAGTTACTGACGAGCAGAAGAAAGCTAAAGTTGATGGTATTAAAGGCTCTATGGACTGTAAGATTGATGGTGTACTAACCGATGTTAAATCAGCCTCACCTTTTGGATTTAAGAAGTTTAAAGACGGTAGTCTAGTGAACGATGACCCTTTCGGTTATATCGACCAGATCAAAGGTTATGCTTATGCTGAGGACACTACTGATGTAGGTTGGTTAGTAATGGACAAGACTAATGGCCATTTAACTTATCTTAAGTATGATATGGCAGACGAATCACAGTGGTATTGGTCTAAACTGAATTTCTTTAGTATTACTGATAGAATTAAGAATATTAAGAAGGTAGTAAAGAATGATGAACCACCTAAGAGATGTTATGAGCCAGTGCCAGATGGTAAGTCTGGTAATATGAAGTTAGCTGTAGGTTGTAGCTACTGTGCTTATAAACAAGAATGTTGGAAGGATGAAGGTTTAAGAACTTTCTTATACTCTACAGGTCCTAGATACTTAACTACTGTTAAAAGAGAACCTAAGGCTGTTGAGATTGATGAGAATGGTAACAAACTGAATAATTTTTATGACGATAACAAAAAATAACAAATATAGAAGTAAACTAGAGAAGGAGTGTCACCAATTATTAGGTATCAGTGAGTGGGAATATGAACCACATAGGGTAGCATACACTATACGTAAGAACTATACCCCTGACTTTGTAAGAGGTGATTATTATATTGAGGTTAAAGGTTTCTTCAGGTCAGGAGATAGACAGAAGTATAGGTCTATCGCTGAACAACTTAAGTTTGAAGGTAAACATCTAATCTTCTTAATGCCTAAGCCTAATGCTAAGGTAGCTAAAGGAAATAAGATTACCTACCGTGAGTGGTGTAAGAAGAATGACATACAGATATTTGGAACTAATGAGATTAAGGAGCTGAAAGAATGGACGAGAATGAAAGTGCAGTAATAAATCCAGACCATTATAAACAAGGTAAGATAGAGGTGATTGATTTTATCTTAGACCAGAAGTTTAATTATCTAGAAGGTAACATCATTAAGTACATCTCTAGGTATAAGACTAAGAATGGTGTTGAAGATTTAAGGAAAGCTAAGTGGTATCTTAAGGAGTTGATAAGTGTTAACTCTTGAAGAACTTAAAGAGCGTATCTTAGCTGAGGGTTATGATGAGTGCTTGGTATGTGAGGAACTAGAGCTAAGCACCGAGGAACTGCTTAATGCTTTTGAAGATAGGTTAATAGAGAAGAGGAGAAAGTTTGATGATGACGTGGACAATTGAAGGTTTCATTTTATATAATATCATTATGTTATTGGTAGGTTGGTACTTATTGAAGAGACACGGTGAGAAGGAGTATGACCTAGGTATTATAGAAGCTATACAATTACATAATGAAGGTAGACTTACTTATGATTCATATATAAATGATGAAGGAATTGAAATGATTGATATTGAGGTACGACCTAATGAATAAGGAAGTATATGTAAAGAAACGTAGTGGTGAGTTAGAGCTACTGGACTATGATAAGATTCACCTAATGTTATCTCAGTGTGCTGAGGGTTTGAATGTAT